CGGGTATGTCTCCGGCCGACTTGCAGGAACTTGAGGATTATGCGGATTCGTGCGGGTTCTCGGCGGCATATTCGGGCGGGATAACGCAGGCGCTCACTTTTGGCGGCGCGTCCGTTTACCCTGTCATTGACGGCGACAATCCCATGACATACAACGATTCCATGCGCGCGATTCTTGAGCGCATGGGGGACAAGAAAGATTTCATCAGATATTGGACTGTCGCGGATAGGTGGAATTGTGTCTTTGTTCCTGATTACAACATTACGGCGCAGGATTATCTTTTTGCGCGCTCGCTTTTTATTCCCATCGGCGGAATCCGCGTCAACACTCAAAGAATGGCGATGGTTCGCCCGAAAAAATTGCCGTTTTGGGGCGCAATCCAGCAGATGGGATGGAGCACATCCGATTTCGAGGGGTGGATTAAGGACTTCGAAGCCTATCAGATAATGAAGATGTCCTTGCCGATTATGGCGCAGCAGTCGAGCCTGATGTATCACTCAATCCCCGCCGACGGGCTTATCATCGAAAACGGCCCCGAATTTGCAAAGCAGTATTTCAAAGAAAACGAGAAGCAGATGCGGGATTGGTCAATGCTCCATCCGCGTGCGATAAACTCAATCGGGGAGATAAAAATTCTTGAGCGCACATATTCGGGCTATCGTGATTTGGTGGGGGAATCCAAGCTTGCCCTTTGTGCGTCTTCGGGCGTTGCGGAATCAATCCTTTTTGAGGAACGGGCAACGGGGCTTGCAAGCGACAACCGGGACGACGTGACGCTCAAGCAGTCGGAAATGATTCGGTTGCTTTTCAATTCCGTTGCGCCGGCGTTCGCAAATTGCATCCGGCTTTTGGTTTGTTCTTGTTTCGGGGCAAACTCGGAGCAGGCAAAACTCGCGAAAAAAATCAAGATAAAGCCGGACAATGGCTTCGTTCTTTCGGAGATTGACAAAGCGACGATTGGCGGAGGATTCTCGCAGATGATTACATCCCTCATGGGCGCGGGATTCCCGCCCGAATCGGCGGTAAAAATTGCAAAATCTTTTGTTCCTTCCGCGGAAATTTCCGATGATGTCATGCAATCCATTTCCGAGGGGGAGCAGGGAGGCATGAATGACGACTTGTGGGGCATGTTGCAGGCCGGGCGGGAAATATGAAAGAACGGCATGTCGACGGGTACATCTACAACAGCAGGACGGCGGAGGGGTTTGAGCGCATGAAAAAGCGCGGGATTCCGAAGCCGTTGTTTTCCGTCCAAAACAGACTTGCGAAGGCTCTGAATTCAAAGTATCGGCGGATAATCCGGAACATCATGCGCGAGCTGAAACGCCGGATGATGGGGCGCGGCGTCGTCGTGGATGGAAGCCCCGAAGAAGAAACGCTTGCGGAGCTGTTGAAATTCTTCGACGAGCGCGCAAAGGAAATTCAGAACGAATCGGAGAAGATAACATCCCGCGCGAACATGCAGATGATTGCCGATGAGCTTGAGCGCGAATGGTTTGACGACAATCAGGCAGAATTGGAGCGCCTTGATATTCTGTACGAGGGGGATATCGGCGAAGATTTCCGCCCCGTGTTGGATAAGGTGCTTGCCGTTAATCAGGCGGACTATCTCAAGAAGTTGAAGGACGACGCGTCCCCGAAACTCAAGAATATTCTTGAGGCTTACGAGATAGACAAAAGCGAATTCTTTGCGCGGAATCTTGCGGAGGTGCGCCGCCTGTACGTGGACAACTCGCTCAAGCGGATTGCGGGCGAGTCCGACCTTTTGAAGCGCCGGGTTCTTTCCGCGATAACGGACTTCGCGACGGGAAAATCCGACGTGCTGAATCTTGCGGACTTGACGCGGGAATGCTACGAGAGTTCGAACCATCTGTCGCGTTTTTTTGCGCGGGACCAGATGCAGCGCTTCAACAAGGCATGCACGCTTGCGACTTTTCAGGGTGCGGGCGTGACGCGCGTCAAGTGGGTTACGTCTCACGACGGAAGGGTGAGGGCAACGCACAAGGCGTTGGACGGAAAAATTTTTCCCGTGGGGGAATTGCCGCCAGAAGTTGACGATTATAATTGTCGGTGCGGGCTTGTTCCCGTGGCGTGGGAGGATGATGAATGAGGTTTGTTTTCGACGGTGAGACGCCGAGCAAAAAAAATTCGCGGATTGTTCTTCCGAACGGAAAAAACATCCCCGGGGAAAAATACCGCGAATGGCATGATAAAGCGATGATGCAGGCGCGGGCGCAGTTCGCGAAGGCGGGCGGGGCGGTTTTTTCCGTCGCCGTTGAGGTGTCCTTGACTTTCGTCCATGGGGATTTAAGGCGGCGCGATTGTGACAACGGAACATCCTCAATCCTCGATTTGCTTGTTGATTCGGGGGTTTTGTTGGATGATAATTGGATGATTGTGCGGCGGATTTGCGTGTCCAACGAATACGTCCGCGGGGAATCTTTTTGCGTCGTTGACATAAAGGTGCTGGAATGACAGATGAAATAATTACGGGCGCGATAAACAGTGTCGTTTATCTGCTGCCGATAATGGGGATTGTGTGGAAGAGCGCGAAGCTTTCCGCCCGGTTTGAGGAGCTGGAAAAAAAAGTCAACGAGAACGTCGGGAAATTCTGTCACGACCATCGGGACATGCAGGATGAAATCGACAAGGAACGCACGTTCCGAATCGAGGAAAGCCAGGAACTGAAGGAAATGCTCAGCAAAATCCAACAGTCGATAGTCAGGATTGAAACGCAGATAAGCATGCAAGGGGGAATAAAAAAATGAAACATCCGCAATCGGTTTTGAAGGATATTTTGTCCATCCCGCGCGACAAGTTGGAGCATATCCGGCGGTATGGGTGCTGCGCGTTCGTTTTGTTGTGGTGTCTTCGCCTTGAGGGGGACGACGACATTGATTCCATTCTTACGGTAGCCCGAATGATGGACGCGGGCGTTATTGGCGAGGACTGTACCGTAAGATGGGCGGACGCGGTGCGATATTTGACGGGGCGCGATTCGTCCGTCGAGTTCAAGACAGTCGAATCGCTTGACGAGATTATGCGTCGGACGCCCGTCCGATTCGACTTCAACGGACAGGAACATTGGGTTGGAGTCGAGAACGGGCGCGTCGAATTCAATCCGCTCCGCAATAGCGTGTGCGTCGATTACGGCAGGCCGGCGACGGCGCGCATTCTCAAAATTTCGGGGGTTGAGCTATGAAAATGAAAGAACGCTCATTCTTGATTAAGATGGTTCTTGTTGTTTTGGGGTTCGCGTTATGCCTCGCGAAGTGGTGCGGAATCCTTCCGGACGCGTCCATATCTGATATATGGACTTCCATCGCGTTTGCGTATGGCGTGGGGCTTGGAACGATTGATCTGAATATCGTCCGTGACAGCTGGAAGGGGTGCTGATGGATTTTGCTTTTATGGTTGCGGGCGCCGGAACCTTCGCGGCGGTTTTTCTTTTCATGCTCTACAAAGGCGCACGGAAAGAAAACGAAGATTTGCGGGCGGAGCTTGAGGTGTCGGAGCGTGCGCGGAAATCGCTTTCGGAGAGTCTTGAGCAATTCCGGCTTATCGCGCGGGACAGGGCGGAAACAGACAGGAGGAACGCGAATGCAAAAAGCGACGCGGAACGGATTGATATTATCGCTGATATTGTCAATCGCAATAATGAGCGGGTGCGCAAGCGTGAGGACGGAACTGCCCGAAAGACCCAGACGGGAACCCATCCAAAAGATTGAGACGACGCAGGATGTTGTCGACGCGCTCAACTATTACGAGCATCTTGTTGAAGAATGGGAAGTGTGGGCGGATACCGTCGAGGCGTTGAGGTAAAAAAAAGCCCCGGAGGAGAGAGTTCCGGGGCAATCGCAAAAAGGCTTTTCCATGAAGGTTTTTTTATGCTGATTGAGAATATATCACTTTGCACGGCGTTTGACAACCTTGCGCCAAAACTTTATTATTCACGACGGTTCTTTTTCCATCAAAGACACTATGGGCGTCGGGTTTCGTCTTTTCCCCGGCGCCCATTTTTGTTTATAATGAGCCTTTCGGAGGTGGAAGAATGAACTATGGCTTGCCATACATGGGGAGCAAAAACAGCATTGCGCGATGGGTTGTCGAGCATATCCCGAGTGCTGATACCTTTATCGACTTGTTTGCGGGCGGGTGTGCGGTGACGCATGCCGCGCTTCTTTCGGGGCGGTTCGGGCGGGTTATCGCGAACGACATAACGGACGCGCCACAGCTTTTCCGCGACGCGGTTGAGGGAAAGTTCACGGATGAGCGCAGATGGATTTCGCGCGATGATTTTCATAGGCTGAAAGATTCCGACCCTTATGTGCGCTATTGCTGGAGTTTCGGGAATGCCGGACAGAATTATCTATACTCGAAAGAGGTTGAGCCGTGGAAACGGGCGGTGCATTATGCGCGGGTTTTGGGGGATTGTTCGATTCTCGAAAGTTTCGGGTTTGATTCGGACGGCTCCATCGCAGACATTCGCGCCCATCATGAGGAGTACAAGAAGAAATATATAGCGTGGTACGTCAAAAACGTCATGTATGACGAATCGGACTACAAAAGACTGCTTGAGGATTTGACGGGAAACATTCGCCGCGAATCGGACAAGCTCCGCGCGTATCTTGTGGACGGCCTGAAGAAGAGCGGGAAAAGGGCTTGCGATGTGGACAAATTTCTCGGAACAAACGGGATGGCGGGGCACTATTTCGGGCGTTCGCAGTGGGGATTTCCCACGCAGGAAGTCTACGAAAAACTCCAAGTCTTTATCGGGTACGAAGTGCCATATGCGGAAATATATGGGCTTCAATCGCTGATGCAGAGTTTGCAGAGTTTGCAGAGTTTGCAGAGTTTGCAGAGTTTGCAGAGTTTGCAGAGTTTGCAGAGTTTGCAGAGTTTGCAGAGTTTGCAGAGGTTGCAGAGTTTGCAGAGTTTGCAGAGTTTGCAGAGTTTGCAGAGTTTGCAGAGTTTGCAGAGGTTGCAGAGTTTGCAGAGTTTGCAGAGGTTGCA